ATGAAGTAAACTATGTTCATGACGGGACTACCATTGTGTATAATTCTTATGGTGAATTAAACATGGGAAATACTGTTGGCATAGGGACCTATAATTTGTATTATTCGGGTGGGAATATAAATATTGATTTGGCCCCGTTTGAACAGGACAACTTTGTGGTCAATTCAATTGTCATAGATTTTGATAACACGGCCACCACGGTTGATTCACTATTTTTAAGTGGTAATTTGCTAGAATCTACCTATGTCGGGGTGGCCACGACAGGAACTCCTGCAAAATCATTAATTTATTCACATAATACTGATTACACTTCTGGTCTTCACCATTTGGTAATAACCGATACTGATAACAATGTAATCAATTCGGTCGAGGTTTTAGGTATATTAAATATTACAAATCAGGATGTTTATCATGTAAAATTTGGTGACATGAGCACAAAAAATGAATTGGGTGAAATTGACGTTGAATATTCAAATGTTGATGGTAGTTTTGAAATCTATTTTACACCAAATAATGATATTAATTATGAGGTAAGAATTTTTAGTACATTAATTTCAAAATTTAGGAGATCTGAAACAGTAGAGTTATGAGCAATATTTCTTTTTCATCTGGCTATGGCGAATATACTAGCGGAGAATTTTTTAAGTCTGCCGCCTTTGAAATAACTTCTAATGGATTTTATATTTTCTCAAGAGAATTTAGATCTAATTCCCCGAACTTTGTTAATTTAAATGAAGACCATTTTAATTTAACCCAACATAGTTTTGTTACTGGTGAAGAGCTTATTTATGATTATCCTCAAAATGGCATATCGATTCCAATTGGCATCGTAACCACTACAATTTCTGGAGTCTCTACTGATATTCTACCCAGGACTCTTTATGCTGTTAAACAAGACTTCTCCACACTTAAGGTTTCCGCTACAAAGGCAGATGCATTATTACCAAATCCAGTAACTCTGAGTCTAAGAAGCTATGGCACGGGAATTCATAAAATATCTTCTAAAAACCCAAATTTAAATTCTTTAATAACAATAAACAATATTATTCAAGATCCAATAATTTCCACGTCCACAACCACATCAACAGCCCAGTCTATTGTTGAAAGCGATCTTTCTGTCACAGTTGAAGACCCCGATGAATTAACCGGAGGAGACCTTATTCAAATCAATAACGAAATTATGAGGGTTCTTTCTGTTGGAATTGGAACCACTAATAATGTTTTTATTGAACGATTTATACTTGGAACAAATGCGGGTATCCATAGTCAAAATTCCTTAGTCACGAAGGTTCGGGGAAATTATAATATCGTAGAAAACTTTATTCATTTTTCTGTTTCTCCTTATGGTAATAGTTTTGATCCTGAAAGTGGTTTAACTAATTCTTCTACTTTCAGTGGAAGGGTGTTTTTAAGATCCGGAAAAGAAGGCACGACTATCGGTCCTTATGACAAAAACTTTATTTTTGATTACATTTCTGAATCATTTACCGGTAAAAATTCTACTTTTACTTTAAAGAACAAAACAAATAATGTCGTAGGTATTTCTACCGATAACGCAATTGTGACCATAAATGATGTTTTCCAGGTCCCATCAAGACTGTCTGGAAATGTAATAAACGGCGCATACACATTAACCGAAAATGTTGGAATAAGCTCTATTGTTTTCACTGGCATTTCTACTTTTCCTGATTACGACGTTAATATCTCAGAATACCCAAGAGGAGGTATCATTCTTTCTGTTGGGGCAACAGAAGGTTTTGGTTATCAACCATTAATTTCTGCTGGAGGAACCGCCATAGTATCAACCGCCGGAACTATTCAATCAATATCAATTGGCTATAGCGGTTCTGGTTATAGGTCAGGAATTCAGACCGTCAATGTTGGTGTTGGTTATAGTGATGTTATTGGTTTTGACCTAGAGCAAATAGGAACAGCATCAATATCAAATGGTATTATTGTTGGGGTTAGCATAACAAATCCTGGTTCTGGATATACAAATACAAATCCACCAAATGTTTACTTTGATGCACCCCTTTCTTATGACAACCTTCCTCTGATCTATTCTGGTGGTTCTTCTGGCGTGGGCACCGGGGCAAAAATTAGTGTTGTAGTGGGCCAGGGATCTAGCGTGATAAATTTTGAACTCACAAATCTAGGTTTTGGTTATGAAGAAGGGGAGGTGTTAACCGTACCTATTGGAGGAACTACTGGTATTCCTACAACATCTGATTTTAGGCAATTTCAAATACAAGTAGGTTCTGTTTTTGATGATGATTCAAGTGTCAGAACAATAGGTCAACTTGTCATTTTAGATCCAATTGATTCATTATTTGATGGTAAAAGAAAATCATTTCCATTAAAATTAAATGGAGAACAAACAGCCATTTTGAGTAGAGTTGGTTCGGATCTTAATGTGGAAAATAATTTACTGATTTTTATTGACACTGTTCTACAGGTTCCAGCCGAGGCTTATAGTTTTAGAGGCGGAAGCATTATAACATTCAAGGAGGCTCCTGTGGCTGGATCAAAATCAACCATTCTTTTCTATTCTGGAACCGAGGGAGTTGATACAAAATTAACCAATGTTCTAAAAACGGTTAAAATTGGGGATTATTTACAGATTTTTGATAACACAGATAGAATTGATGATCAAAATCCAAGATCAGTATCTGATATTTTGTCTGTAGACATCGTAAAAACAAATCTATATGATAAACAAGGTATTTCTGATCAAGACGAAATAAGACCCGTAAAATGGTGTCCTCAAAATGTTGACAGATTTATTACTGGATCTGGATCGACAACTAGTACAATTGTATCAAAAGACAGAGAAATTTATGAATCGGTAATTAGACCATCAACATTTGTTATTTCTGGAATTGGCAGTACGTCTAGTGAGATATTTGTAGATAATGTAAAAACATTTTTTGATAATGTCAATGAATCTCTTGTTGTTAATAACATCAGCATAATCTCACAAATACCCCAATCACAAGCAAATCTGATTGCAAATGTATCATTGGCCGGAACAATACAATCTGTTCAAATCGAGTCTGTCGGTCAAGGGTATCTTGTCCCACCAAAAATAGGCATCTCAAATCCGGTTGGTCTAGGGACAACTGCAGTATTAACTTGTGCCTTAAATTCTTCTGGTGGAATTTCTACTGTGACTATTGTTAATGCCGGAATCGGTTACACAGGGCCACAACCTTTAGTAATTGTAGAAGAACCAAGGCAAATTATAGAAACCGCTTCTGATGTATCTTATGAAGGAGATTTTGGAATTATTGTAGGGGTGGGAACAACAACAGTAGGGGCATATTTTGACCTCTTTATTGAAGAGGATTCTTATTTAAGAGACCCTTCAATCAATTCAGTCGGTGCCGCAATAACCGGTCCTAGTGGAATCTCTACTAATTATTATTTCTACGTTTCAAACAGTAATGTTGGAAATGGTCTGACTTCTTTGAACATTTTGGATCAACCAATTGGAATTGGAACAACATTTATTGACAATGTTTATCAGGTGAATTCATGGAATATTATTCAAAGAAATATAGTCGGGGTCGGAACAACTTTCGTTAAGAGAGTTAATGTCAAGGTGGGAGATAATTCTTCTCTTGTAGGACTTTCGGCCACTGCATATTATGGTGATTATAGTTGGGGTAGAATTTATAATGTGATTAAAACGGGAATTTCTACTTTCCAGGCATATTCTCCTGGAATCACCACATCCACTATAATTCAAAGAAGTGTCCCTCTAAAATTTGTAAATTATCTAAACTAAATACTATTAAAAATACAAATGGCCGCAATCATAACCGATAATTTAAGAATATCTAGGGCAAGACAGTTTGTTTCTGCTGCGTCTTCTTCAAATTATTATAGCTTTATTGGTTTACCAAACTCCAATGAATATTCATCAGATTGGAATGTTTCCCCAATAGCCCCAAAAGATAGTTTTGATGAAGAATCCTCTTATTGGGACACGATGATTGCCCTTAAAAAGATTCATACGAATGACATAAGACAGGCCATAAGAAAAATAAAATGGGAGAGCGGCATAATTTATGATATGTACCGTCATGATATTACCCGAGATAATATTTCTAGACCATCAAGAGCAACTAGCCTATATTCTTCAAATTATTACGTTGTCAATAGCAATTATCAGGTTTATATCTGCCTTTATAATGGTGTTTCTCCTGAAAACCAAGAGGGTAGACCATCTCAGTTTGAGCCAACTTTTACTGATCTAGAGCCAAGAACCGCCGGAAACGGTTCTGATGGGTATATCTGGAAGTATCTTTATACATTAAATGCTACCGAAATTATTAAATTTGACAGTACTAATTTTATCCCGGTTCCCCTAAATTGGGGCCAGGATCAACAAACATCCCTGATTAAAAACAATGCCCAGAATAATGGCCAAATAAAAACCTGCACTATAAAAAATCGAGGAAATTATGAAAACGTTTCTACTGTAAGAAACCGTACTTTTAGAAACATCCCCATTAAAGGAGACGGAACCGGGGCCACGGTATCTATCTCATTCAATAATAACTTTCAAGTAGAGAGTATTTTTGTTACTAATGGTGGTAGTAATTATACCTATGGTCGAATTGATTTAAGGGCGGGTGGTATTCTAGCAGCCCAGGTAGAGCCAGTATTTGATGTGATAATCCCACCCAAAGGAGGTCATGGATTTGATATTTACAATGAATTGGGTGCATTTTATGTCTCGGCCTATGCTAGAATAGAAAATGATCTAGAAAATCCTGACTTTATAACCGGCAATGAAATTGCAAGAATCGGTATTGTTGAGAACCCAGAAAAGTTTAATTCAACCGATCTTTTAACCGTAGACAAGGCAAGTGCCCTTTCGGCCATAAAATTAGTCGGTATAACAAATCAAAATGATTATAACTCGGCCTCTTTCTCACCAGATTCTTTTATAACCCAGACAGTAGGTGCTGGTGTGACCGCTGTTGGTAGAGTAATTTCTTATGATAAAAATACTGGAGTATTAAAGTATTGGCAAGATAGAACCTTAGTAGGGTTTGCCACAACTGGCGCCCAAAATTCTCCTACTTATGGATTTAATCTTGAGAAATTCACCTCGTCACCTGAAACTGGTGGAAGCCTTACTATTTCTGGTGGTAGTATCAATTTAAACATTGATGTTTCTTTTGGTTCTACTGAATCACCGGGTATAACTACAGTGATAAATAATAGGACGTATAAGTTAGGTCAACCATTTGTCAATGGGGTTTCTAATCCAGAAGTAAAGAAATATTCTGGAAACGTCATTTATGTTGATAACAGACCGGCCATTACAAGATCACAAAATCAAAAAGAAGACATTAAAGTAATTCTACAGTTCTAATTATTATGCCACAAGAAACTAATTTAAATGTATTTCCTTATTTTGATGATTTTAGTAGTGACAAGAATTACTATAAGGTCTTATTTAAACCCGAATATCCTGTTCAGGCAAGAGAATTAAATAATCTCCAGTCTATTTTACAAAATCAAGTTGAGCAGTTTGGTAATCATATTTTTAAAGAAGGTTCCGTTGTAATTCCTGGGCAACTATCTATTGACAATCCTTTTTATGCTGTAGAAATTGAGCCAGAATTCAATAACATCCCGATCTCGGCATATTTTAACCAGATTTTAGGGAAAACTATACGTGGTCTAATTAGTGGAGTAAGCGCAACAGTTGTTTATGTCTTAGACAAACAATTTTCAGAAAGAAATAATTATACTTTATACATACAATACCTAGAAAGTGGCGGTCAAGATTTTTCCAATAAGGTATTCTTTGATGGAGAAACCATCCTAACAGAATCAGTAATCACTTATTCTGGAATAACCATTCAGGCTGGTCAAAGTATTTGTAATACGATTGCCGAGAATGCAACCTCAAGTGGTTCTTCTGTTAACATTGCTCCTGGCATTTATTTTGTTCGTGGCACCTTTGCAAGAATAAATCAACAAAGAATTCTTCTTGATCAATACGGCACCTCACCTAGCTATAAGGTAGGTTTTAATGTAATTGAAAGAATCGTCTCGGCAGTAGAAGACGAGACCCTTTTTGATAACTCCCAAGGATTTTCAAACTATGCGGCCCCTGGAGCCGATAGATTTCAGATTGAATTAGAATTAACGAAATATGGTCTAGACGAAACCCCGGATAATTTTGTAGAGATACTAAGAATTGTTAATGGCACCACACAATTTCTTCAAAAAGATCCTCAGTATAGCCTAATACGAGATGAATTAGCCCGAAGAACCGCCGAAACAAATGGTGATTATTATGTAAAGCCATTTACTCTTTTTGTTCGAGATTGTCTAAATGATAGGGTATTAAATAATGGTATATACTTTGAGGATCAAAAAACCGTAAACGGCAATACACCAACCGAAGAAACAATGGTGTATGAAATTGGCCCCGGTAAGGCGTATGTTAATGGATACGACGTTGAAATTATTTCTCCTAGGTTACTAGAAGTTCCAAAAACAAGATCTACCAAAACAATTGAAGATCAATCGATTCCATATAATGCTGGTAAGTTAATTCAACTTAACAATGTAAGCGGAGCCCCTTATATTGGTCTCGGGACTGATGCAACAATCAGCCTGATGGATTCCAGAATTGGAATCAATTCAACCGTTGCTGCCGGAACAACTATTGGTGTTGCTAGGGTTTATGATTACGTTCCAGAATCTTCTTATGTTGATGACACCAGCATTCTAGATCTAAGACTATTCGATATTCAGACTTTTTCTAAAATAACCCTTACTACCGAAATCACCCAGGCAATCCCCGCTCTTATTAAGGGCCAAAGAAGCAATGCTTCTGGATATCTATATCAGTCGGTTTCTAATAGTAAAGACCTTATTCTTTATCAGGTATCCGGGGAATTTTCCCAAAATGAGCCGATCTCAATTAATGGAATCTCCAATGGCAGGCTTATTGCAAGTGTTACCGATTATTCTGCGGCTGACGTAAAATCAATTTATTCTGCAACATTCAATGCCGATGTAGTTTTAAACAATAAAATTCTAATCGCCCCATCCGGCAGCCAATTCAATATCACTTCTGGATCTGGTGGAATCAGCACCGTAACTTCTATTTCGGACAATAACTTTATAGGAAAAATACAACCAAACGACATCGTATCTTATTCTAATCCGGCTGCCCAAAACATAATTTATAATAAGGTAGGAACCGTTGCGTCTGGTGGCACCAGTTTTACTCTCTCTGGAATAACCACTGTAAGCGAAATTTGTGATGGTAGACTACCCATTTCTAATTTAACCGTAACAAATTTAGTAAAAGTTTCTGGAGACATTTTCTCAAGGGATTCATCTCTTCTCACTAGATTAAATAGGTCAAACGTATCATCTATAAGTCTAGATAGTACCGAAATAAAGCAAAGAAGAATTTTTACAAACCAAACAATTGCCAGTGGATCTATTTCAGTATCCCTTTCAGATGATGACGTATTTTTCGATAATTTTGATGAAGACAAATACCTAATTTCTTATTCTAGTGGAATTATTGAGCCATTAAGAAGAGATAAATTCCAGTTTGTCGGTAGCACTGGTAAACAGATAAAATTTAATGGACTCTCTCAGCCAGATGGAACAACTGCGACTGTTATAACAACAGTAAAAAATATAAGACCAAATTCTAAGACTAAAATCTTAAATAAGGCAACCAAACTTACCATTGTAAATTCAAAATTTACCGCATCTGGTGTCGGGACAACCACCCTAAATGATGGACTGACCTTTAGTAATGTTTATGGCACCAGAGTACAAGACGAAGAAATCAGTCTAAACGTACCAGATGTTTTAAGGGTCATTGCGGTTTACGAATCATCGTCAACTTCCGATCCAAGTCTTCCTGTAATCCAGTTCTCATCTTTCAGCGGCCCGACTAATAGTAATCAAGATCTTTTTGTTGGAGAACAAATTGTTGGTAAAACTTCTGGAGCAGTTGGCCTAATTGTTAATAGAATTGATTCCGACAAGGTTGAATATGTTTACCTTAATACCTCAACTTTCTCTGAAAATGAGGTCATTAAATCAAAAGAATCCAATATAGAGGCCAATATTATTGGTGTAACATTTGGTGATGCCAATGTGACCCAAAACTTTATTTTTGATGATGGTCAAAGAGATTCCATTCTAGATTATTCTAGGATTATCCGCAAGAAAAATGTTTCGGAACCAACCAGAAAACTAACTGTTGTATTCCAAAATTATGTTATAAATTCAAACGATGATGGAGAATTTGTATCGGTAAATAGCTATAGATCTGAAGATTATAAGCACAATATTCCTTATTTCGATAAAGAAAGACTTTCTGATTATATTGATCTAAGACCAAGAGTTGCTCCTTATACATTAACAACTAGGTCTCCGTTTGAATTTAATTCAAGGAACTTCTCTGGTGATGGTCAATATTCAAATTACGTTATGGTCCCCGATGAAAATCTTTTATTAACCTATTCTTATTATGTGCCTAGAACTGACGTAGTATTCCTAGATCAAGATGGTAAATTTGAGGTGGTTCAGGGAACTCCAGATGATGTCCCACAACTTCCAGAATTTAAATCCAACTCTTTTGATATCGCCGTTGTAAATATTCCACCTTATGTTTATGATGTAAAAAACAATGTAGTTAATATGTCTCAACATAAGAGATATCGAATGGAAGATATTTCTTTATTAGAAGATAGAGTTAACCGAGTCGAAGAATTTACAGTTCTATCAAGCCTAGAAAGTAAGACTGAAAACTTTAATATAACAGACGCCGAAACTGGTCTGAATAGATTTAAATCTGGTTTCTTTGTTGATGACTTTAAGAGCCATGCATATCATGATCTACAAAATTTCAACTTCAAGGCATCTATTGATAAACAGAAAAAGATTCTAAGGCCTCTTCATTATACGACTTCGGTTGATCTTCAACTTGGATCCGAGGCCATTGCAAACTTTACTGGTAGCTTTTCACCTAATGCGGACCAGAGTTTTGTAACCGATCTTGGTTCAAATGGCGTCAAAAAGACTGGTGATCTAGTAACACTTAATTATAATGAGGTTGTTTATGATCAACAATTACTAGCAACCAAAACAGAAAGTGTTACTGCATTCCTTGTTAGGTATTGGTCTGGACTTCTTAATTTAAATCCACCACTGGATACCTGGGTTGATGAAAGGGCCATAACAACAAATAGTTTCAATGAAGTTAGAACAACCGAGGATTCCCTTCCCGATGTCAATATCCTAATTGACAATACCGTAGCAGAAAATCAGGCCGTATTTAGAGATCCACCTAATGCTCAAAGTGGTATTCAACCATTTGATTGGCTAGAAAATGCAAGAAGAAGAATCGCGGCTGGCGGGGAAATAAGTCTTGGCGGACAATCTACCCAGAGCCGTAGGGCTCTTGTTATAGGCAGAAGTAGCCGAGGAAATAGAAGAACCCTAGAAATTGTTAATGGCAATACAATTAGAATTGATGGTATAATCTGGACAACTGGGGATCTTTCGCTCCTAAGTCAATACGTGCCGACCGATGTTGCCCAGCAATTTTTAACCAGAATGCGGGCCACGGCCACAACTGGTCAGGCTGGGTTCTTAGAATTTACTCCAAATAACGCGACCTCCACAACAAGTACTCAAACAACAACAAATACTGTAACCACAATAACGCCCGAAACAATTGTTGAAACCGTCAGCAATTCCTCTTCCTTATCAAATTACACTGAACCGGTAAGATACCTAAGAAGCCGGAATATTGAATTTGATGCTATTGGTCTAAAACCAAGAACCAGATTCTATTCGTTTTTCCAGGGCGTTAAAACAAATGACTACGTTATCCCTAAACTACTTGAAGTAGAAATGGTATCTGGAAGTTTTTCTGTTGGGGAAAAGGTAATTTCCGATCCAACTTTTGTTGATAAAAAAGTATCATTTAGACTATGTACTCCAAATCATAAAATAGGACCACATAATAATCCAAGTGATACTTTTGAATTTAATCCTTATACCCAGACTTCTTTTGAGACAAATTATTCACAGAGTTCTACTGTTTTAAATGTTGACACTAGATCACTAGAACTTCAGACCGAAACCGATTTTTATGGTCAGGTTTCTCCCAATATGCGTCTTATTGGCACTTCTTCAGGAGCCGTTGCCAGGGTCACAAGAATTAATTTGCTGTCTGATAATAGCGGGCGCCTAATTGGATCTCTTTATATTCCTGATCCTAATGTAATTGGAAATCCCAAGTGGATAAATGGTGAAAATACCTTTACCTTAATTGACACTTCTGACCTAGACCAACTTAAATTGGTAGAGTTTTCACCTGACTCTAGAATCAATGAAAGTAGTGCCGAAACCGAGTTTACTTCAAGTGGCATAACGAATATTACAGAAAATAATATTCTAACAACCAGAAATATTAGAATCATTCCACCGAGAAATATTAATACTACTACTATCAATAATGTAACAACCAATACATCTAGTAGTAGTCAACAGATAAGTCCTGGTGTAGTTAATATTCAACAACCATATGATCCACTAGCCCAGTCTTTTTATGTTTTTGAAGACACTGGAGTGTTCTTGACATCTGTTGAGGTTTTCTTTGAGACAAAGGATTCCAATAATCTCCCAGTTACACTTCAAATTAGGCCATTACTTGCCGGGGTTCCAAGTAATGTTGTTGTTCCGTTCTCTGAAGTAACCCTTACTCCAGATAAAGTAAATCTTTCAGTTGATGGTTCGGTTTCTACTAAGTTTACTTTTAGTTCCCCCGTTTTCCTCCAGGGTCCAAAGCAACAAACCGTCAGACAATCTCCTATTGCCAGCATTACCCAGGCCGAGTATGCGATAGTTCTTCTTTCAAATAGTCCTAATTATCGTGTCTTTATAACCCAGCTGGGTCAAAATGATATTGCTACTGGAGTTAAGGTCTCTAGCCAACCAACCCTAGGGAGCATGTTTAAATCCCAAAATGGCAGTGTTTGGACGCCTTCTCAACTAGAGGACTTAAAATATAAAATTAACCGGGCAGATTTCGTTAATGAAGGAATCGTTAGACTCTTCAATCCAAAGTTGGATATTGGAAACAAAAAGGTTTCTGTTACTGGGCCAAATCAATTTGAATTCTTATCAAAGAAAATAATTGTTGGTCTTGGTTCAACTGGTTATTCTCCAAATGTTACTCCTGGTGTAACTATCCAACAAGGCTCGGCAAGTGCAGTATTAACCGGAATTGCCGGAAGTGTTGCTGGGGCCGGTGTAACAATTAGTAATGTAGGTTTTGGGTATACCAATGGAACATTTACTGGGGTTAATCTAGAAACCGAAACAGGATTTGGTATAGGAGCTATTGCTACTATTGTTGTATCAAACAACCTAATAAATTCAGTAAGTATTACAAATGGTGGTTCTGGTTATCTGGTAGGCGATTCTCTTGTCGTCCCGCCTATCGGGCAAGGAGTCGGATTTGGCGGTAAACTGACCGTAACCAATATTGGTTCTCTCAATTCATTTGTTCTAGACGAGGTTCAAGGAACCTTCTCGGTTGGTATAACAACCGTAAACTTTGTAAACTCTTCTGGGGTATCTACAACAGTTGGATCTGGAGTAACAATTTCCTCAATAACTGAGGATCAGTATTATGATGGCCTTCACATGAAGGTTTATCAGCAAAATCATTGTATGCATTCCTCTGAAAATTATGTAACCATTAGTAAGTTTAGGCCAGGAAATAATGATTTAAATACAAGACTATCTTCGGCGGTTTCTTCTACTCAAACAACTCCAATTTCTGTTGTTTCTACTTCTGGTTTTAACACTTTTGAAGGATTAACTGTAAGTGGATCAAATCCTGGATACTTAATAATCGGTGAGGAAATTGTTTCTTATACTGGTATTTCTGGTAATACGTTTACTGGAATAACCAGAGGTATTGACGGGACCCTTCCTATTTTATATCAAAACAATACTAGGGTTTATAAGTACGAATTCAATGGAATTTCTCTAAGGAGAATCAATAAGACTCATAATTTTGCTGAAGTTGATCCTACAAATACTGGTCGATTCCCAATTGATCTTAATAATTATTTTATAAAAATTGATACTTCCGATACTGATTTCCTGAACAATGTTATTGGGACAAATAGAGAAAATAATCTTTATTTTAGAAAGCATTTCCAAGGAGGCATTTCTGGAACAATTGTTTCTAATAATATTCAATATGAATCAATTTCTCTTGATGTTGCCAATCTTATTCCGGCAAAAACCAATATTTCTACTAAAATTAGAACCTTTACTGGAACAAGTGTTGGTGGTAATGAAAAATCATTCGTTGATAGAGGATTTGAAAATATCACGTTAGATACTCAGACCTATTTTAATGAGCCAAAACTAATTTGCTCTAGGGTTAATGAAGAAAGGTTTATGACTTCCTCTCCTGGTAATAAGTCTTTGACCTTTGAAATGCTTATGACCACGACTGACTCAAGAGTATCTCCGGTTATCGATACTGTCAATGCCGCAGTGACTTTATACTCTAACCTAATTAATAATCCAAATGGAATTGGTGAAGACTCTGATTATAGCCTTGACTCTAATGTAAGAAGTCTCAATAACGACAATCATAATCTTGTATATCTATCAAAACCAGTAAGACTAAAAATCCCTGCAAATGCTATTAAGGTTATCCTTAGCGCAAGCCGAAATGATCTAAATGACATCAGGGTTCTTTATCAAATCTTTAGAGATGATGAATCCAATACTGAGCCTTCATTTAACCTATTCCCTGGTTATTCTAATTATCGGGTAGATGGTTCAGGAATTAAGAGAGTTATTGATCCTTCTAAGAATAATGGATCTGCAGATTCTTTTGTTCAAGAAACATCAGACCGGGCCTTTAAGGACTATGAGTATTCAATTGATGATCTTCCCGATTTTAGTGCATTTGCAATAAAAATTGTGGGTGCAAGTAGTAATCAGGCAACCCCTCCTCTAATTAGAGAATTAAGGGCCATTGCAACAGTCAAACCTAGGATTTAAATATGACTTATTTAAAAGTAAAAGATAATGATCATCTTTTGAGAGACATTAATTCAAATGGAATAATCAATACTGATGAAACAGAGTATAAAAATTATGTAAATAGTTACATAAGAAAAATAAATTCAAAGGCAAAATTAGAAGAACTTCAACAAGAAGTTGATGGAATTAAAACCGATGTTAAAGAAATAAAAGAACTTATTTTAAAGTTGTTAAATAGTTAAAAACAATGGCAAAACCCTCCTCAAGGCAAGAACTAGTCGATTATTGTAAAAGAAAACTCGGAGCCCCGGTTTTAGAAATTAACGTGGCTGATGAACAAATAGATGATCTGGTTGATGATGCTATTCAACTTTTTCAAGAAAGGCATTTTGATGGTGTGGCCCAGACATTTTTAAAATACGAGATAACCCAAGAAGATATTGACCGGGCCAGAGGCAAAACCGGAGAAGGAGTTTCTTCAAAAGTCGGTATTGCCAAAACTTATACATATCGAGAAAATTCTAATTACATCGAAATCCCGGATCACGTAATCGGTATTAATAAAATCTTCAAACTATTTGGTGGAAATAGTCTTGGTTATGGTATGTTTAACTTCAAGTATCAATTACTACTTAATGATCTTTATTATTGGGGCTCCACAGACATCCTGACCTATTTTTCAGTCAAAAGATATCTTGAGGATCTTGACTGGATTTTGAGTCCAGATATTATGGTAAGGTTTAATAAAAGAGACACTAAACTTTATATTGATATTGATTGGAAAACAGTTTCTCCCGGTAACATTCTTCTTATTGATTGTTATAGGGCTCTTGATCCATCAGATTCAACAAAAGTCTGGAACGATAGTTTTCTTAAACAGTATCTAACGGCACTTATCAAAAGGCAGTGGGGTCAGAATCTTATCAAGTTTAGAGGAGTAAAACTTCCTGGTGGGGTTGAGTTAAATGGTCGGGAAATGTATGATGATGCCCAAAAGGAAATTGATATGATTATGGAGCGTATGAGTTCATCATACGAGATGCCTACCTTCGACCTTATTGGATAATTTATGTTAAACCCGTTCTTTCTCAATGGCTCTACCCCAGAACAAAATCTCATAAATGACCTAGTAAAAGAGGCCATACAGATCCATGGTGTCGATGTTTATTATCTTCCAAGAGAGTACGTCACAAAAAGAACAGTCATAAGAGAAGTAATTGAATCTAAATTTACTAATGCTTTTCCACTAGAAGCATACATTGATACTTATGAGGGTTATGAAGGAGCCGGTGTTCTTTTAAGTAAGTTTGGTATTCAACCAAGCACTGATATTACTCTTATTATCTCAAAAGAAAGATATGAAACCTATATTACACCATTAATTAAAAATATCCCGAATATAAAATTACCAGACAGACCAAAAGAAGGCGATTTAATTTGGTTTCCTTTAGGTGATAGATTGTTTGAAATAAAATTTATTGAACATGAAATTCCTTTTTATCAACTACAAAAAACTTATGTTTATAATCTAAAATGTGAACTCTTTAGATATCAAGACGAAACAATTGCGACTGGTATTGATTTCATTGATGACAATACAATAAACGAAGGGTATACTGAAATTTACAATATGTTGGGTATTGGTGCAACTGCTTCTGCAACCGCAACCATCGTTAATGGTGGTGTCAGATTTGTTACTGTAACCAATAGGGGCGATGGGTATAAAATTCCTCCTCAGGTTTCATTTTCGGCGGCTCCTCCTCCTGGAGAAACTGCTGCTGGTATTGCATCAATGATTTCTGGTATTGTTGATCTTTGTGAACCAGACGCAACTCTTCTCAGGGTCCAATCTGTTCAACTAACAAATACTGGTTTTGGATATACTGTTGCTCCATCGGTTTCATTCAGTGGCGGTGGTGGAGGCGGCGCCCAGGCATTTGCAACAATTGGTGACGGTATTGTTGGTATTGTGAGCGTCACAAATGGCGGATCTGGGTTCCTAACGCCTCCAAATATTACTTTTGTCGGAGCCGCAACAAGTTCTGCTATCGCGGTTGCTGTTCTTAACAATGGTTCTATTTCACAAATTAATATGATTGATGCTGGTTTGGGTTATACAACTGCACCATCAATTGTTATTGATACTCCTTATAGCGCCGGTTTTGGTACTTATATTTTTAATGAAGAAGTTGTCGGTAGTGCATCTAGCATGACGGCCAGGGTAAAAGACTGGAATGTTCAGACCCTAAGACTACAACTTTCCAATACTTCTGGACCATTTACTCCTGGGGAATTAATTATTGGCCAAGAATCTGGGGCCAGTTATCAGATTATTAGCGGCAATCAGTTAATAACGATAGACGAAAAAATTGAAGACGGAATAGCGTTTGATGGGTTTACCCAAAACGACGATATCCAAATAGCCGCCAATGAAATACTTGACTTTAGCGAAAGAAATCCATTCGGGGTGCCATAATGTTTGAACATTTTTATTACGAGGCCATAAGAAAAACGGTTATTGCCTTTGGCACATTGTTTAATAATATTTACATTAAACATAAAAACAATGAGGGGAATATTGTTTCTACTCAGAAAGTTTCTTTCGCATATGGACCAACCCAGAAATTCCTAGCCAGACTAGAACAATCACCTGATCTGAATAAGCCAATTCAGATCACGACTCCTAGAATGTCTATGGAAATTGTTGGGCTTTCTTATGATTCTCAGAGAAAGGGTGGTACAATGAGAGCCTTTACAGCAACAGATGATAATAATAAACCAAGAAGATCTTATTTACCTGTACCATACAACATCAATTTTGAACTAAGTATTTTTACTAAGTTAGAGGATGATATGTTCCAGATTGTGGAACAAATTCTTCCTTATTTTCAGCCACATTATACTATAACCATAACTCTTATTGAAGAAATTAATGAAAAAAGAGATATAAAATTTACCCTGGATAATATTTCATTAAGCGATAATTATGAGGGAAATTTTGAACAGAGAAGAGCCCTGATTTGGACATTGAAGTTCACTGCAAAAACTTATATGTTCTTGCCAATTTCCGGGACTTCTATTGAAAATAATATTATCAATAAGGTAACTCTTGGTTTTGCTGCAGGAGAAAACTCAAATACCATAAACAACGATATTGACATCACAGTTACTCCAAAAGCGGCCAAAAATTATACTGGTACTATTGTGACAACTGTTAAACAAGACACCGCTTCCGGCGACAAGTTAATTTATGTTGATGACGTCTCTAATTTGACTCCCCAAAGCATAATTCAAATTAATGATGAGACTCTTTATATTGAGACTGTAAATGCTGATTCGATCAATGTAATTAGAGGGATTTATGAGACCCAGGCCCAGTTGCATGTTTCGGGGTCTGATGTGTTAAATATAACTACAGTAGATAATAATTTAATTCCACCAAATGATTTATTTGGTTTCATAAGCACATTTACATAATACCATGACTAAGAAATTTAAAGAATTGAATGATGCATTTGATATTGAGGTTCAAAGTGAAGTCATTTCTACTGCCATAGAACCTATAAAAGAAGAAAGAGTTCAAAAAACAGATATCAAACAAGATTATGAGTATTCAAGAGCAACCTTAACTTCTCTGGTTGATAAGGGTCAAGAAGCAATTGACAGTATTTTAGAATTGGCCAGGGAAACTGATTCTCCTAGGGCCTATGAGGTTGTGGGTCAACTTATTAAGACAGTGACTGATTCTGCAGAAAAGTTAATGGATATTCAAAAGAAACTTAAGGACCTAGAACAAGAAAAAACCGCAAGTACCGTTACAAATAATGCCCTGTTTGTTGGGACCACTAATGAGGTCTTGACCTTATTGAAAAATGAATTGAAATTAAAGCCTAATAAATCTATAAATACTAAGAATAAAGAAGAATAAAAATGGCAAAACTTTCAGAAGACCATAAAGAAATCGCCTCTGGTCAGAAAATGGATGACGAAGGATATAGTGCGAAAATTGAAATGCAAAAAATTGTCCAGTCTATCAATAAACTAAAAAAGGTTATTAAAACCTCCGATCAACAAATCCCGGCATGGGTTCAATCAAAAATCACAAAAGCCAGTGATTATCTAGATATCGCGGCTGATTATCTTGCGTCTGATGTTGAAATGAATGAGAATACCTCATTTACTATTAATCCAAAATCTCATACTCAGGCCCAAAAAAGAGAAAAGACTACACAAAAAATACAACAAAAAGCAATCAATAATCCGAGCCCAGAAGAAGAAAAAGTAGCAAAAACAATGCTTTCAAAAAGAGGACCTCAACTTCCAGAAGAAACCTCTCTTGTTGATAAAATCCTGGCCGAAATGATGGGCGATAAGCCGGGATGTGACACAAAAAAGCCAAAAAAGCTAAATGCAATTGCAAAAAAACATAAAGTCTCCATTGAATCACTTGAAAAGCAATTGCAAAAGGGTATTAAAGTTGAAATGGAGCACACCAATGATAAATTAGAGGCCGAAACTATTGCACTTCACCATCTAGACGAAATTCCTGATTATTATTCTAGGCTCCATAAGATGGAAAAGGGTGCCGAGCTGAATGAAGAATCAAAATCAGGAGATTCTAATTTAAGAGACTGGTTTAAAAAATCTAGTGGAAAAGATCCCAAAACAGGTAAAGAAGTTCCTGGGTGGGTTCAGATTGGTGGTCCTTATGCTGGGGCTCCTTGTGCTAGGCAGCCTGGACAAAAATCTACCCCAAAATGTGGTAGCTCAAAAATGGCAGCAGACTTATCAGATGAGGAAGAAAAAAAAGCATTTAAAAGGAAAAATAGAAAGGATCCAAATCAACCAGAAAAGACTGGTTCGGCAAAACCAACTTATGTAAAAACCGAGCTTGAAGAAAAAGAAGGAAAAAAAGATGCCTGCTATCATAAAGTCAAATCTAGGTATCGAGTATGGCCAAGTGCCTACGGCTCTGGTGCATTGGTTAAATGTCGTAAAGTTGGAGCAGATAATTGGGGTAAAACTGTGGATGAGGCAACAACCCGTCTCCCAATGCAGACTGGTCAACTTCTTAGAGTTCTTATTAATTGGAGAGGCAAGCATCTATCAGTCCAGATGTTCTTCCCTCAACTAGGAACTCCTAGAAGAGACGAAATCACTTATGCGGTAAATAAGGTTTATCCAGAGGCCAGGGTAATCAGTTACGTGCCTTCTGAATTAGATTCAAGTACTCCTATTGTTCAGGTGAGAGAGGAGTCTGAAATTAACGAAGATTGGCAAAAAGTTAATAAAAAAGACAAAACTGATGGGATGAGTCAAAAGGCGGTAGATGTTTATAGAAGAGAAAATCCAGGTTCAAAATTAAAAACGGCAGTAACAGAAAAAAATCCATCAGGGAAAAGAAAACAAAGAAGAATTAATTACTGTACAAGATCAAAGGGTCAACAAGATATGCATAATATTGATTGCTCTAAAACCCCAGATAAACCAATTTGTAAAGCAAGGCGTCGTTGGAAGTGTTGAGATTTAAATAGTTATTATGTCTAAATAATAAGTCTGTTCAGATGGCACTCTCTACGGACAAAGATTAGGCGCTCTTTATGGGCGTCTTTTCTTTTATGGCGAATTATTAATCTAAATAATAATGCCATCTGAATAGAATAGTAAAGGTAATCATTATGTCTGATACAAATCATTACATGGGAAATCCTCTTCTCAAGAGGGCAAATATTCCCAGTGAATTTACACAAGAGCAATTAGTAGAATTAGCAAAATGCGCTTCTGATCCTGTTTATTTTGCTAAGAATTATATTAAAATCGTTAACATTGATGATGGTCTTGTTCCATTTAATATGTGGCCATTTCAAGAAAAGATGCTTAGGACTTTTCATGAAAATAGATTTAGTATTTGTAAACTTCCTCGTCAGCCACTAGAAGATAATACTCCAATCCCGACTCCTAGTGGGTATAAAAAAATAAAGGATCTAAAAATAAATGATGTTGTTTATGATTTGTACGGGAAACGAACAAAAGTCATAAACAAAATAAGTTATAAAAATACTGAAAAATGTTATAAGCTTTCATTTAAAGGAAAAACATTTGAAGAAGAAATCGTTTGTGATAAGGACCACTTCTGGAGAGTATATTTTGACGACACTTCTTCAGTACTAACAGCAGAGCAAATTTATGATTTAAAAAAAGAAGTTTTCTTAAAAAGACAATCGTTTAATACATTAGTTGATAATTGGGGCGAAGTAATAAAATTAGTATCAATAGAAGAAGTCGAGCCCGTAAATGTTTCGTGTGTTGAAGTAGAAAATAAGGACCATTCTTTTTTATGTGGTAAGAATTTTATACCCACAATGAATTGTGGTAAAGCATTAGCATTAGATACTAAAATTCCAACACCAACTGGTTGGACCACAATGGGAGAACTAAAAGTTGGTGATGAAGTTTTGTCTCCTAGTGGAGATTCAGTCAAAGTATTAACCAAGACTGATCCAATGTATGATCATAAGTGTTATAAAATATATTTTGATAATGGAGAAGAAATCGTTGCTGACGCTGATCATTTATGGGAAGTATGCAAAAATAAGCAAAATAGTAAAAAAGAAATAATAACAACCGAACAGTTAGTAGAAAAATATAAAAATAAGACTAGCAAAAGTGTTGTAAATTCGTATTATATAAATGTATCAAACTCCATAAATTGTTTCACAAAAAAGGAACTCCCTATTGATCCATATTTACTTGGAGTTTGGTTGGGGGATGGTTATTCCGCAGGTGGTAGGATAATTGCGCATAAAAACGATTTTGAATTCTACAAAACAAAAATTGATAATATTGGACATATAGCAGATTCTAATAATTGTTATAGATTTAATGTTATTGATTTACATTCAAAACTAAGACAAATAAATTTAATAAAAAATAAACATATTCCCCAAGATTATCTAAGATCTTCTCACAAAGACCGATTGGAAATCCTTCGGGGTCTTATGGATACAGATGGATCATTAAGACCAAATAGTAGATCATTTGAATTTTATCAAAAAAATTATGATTTAATATTACAAGTAATTGAATTATTGGCAAGTTTAGGAATAAAATCAAGAACTCGGATTAAAAAAATAAAGGACTGCTTGTATTATACAGTATCATTTAATACTGATGAAATCGTTTTTAATTTACCGAGGAAAAAAAATTTAATAAAAAAAATCGATAAACCTCTTTATAGAAATAAAAGAGTCTACATTCAAAAAATAGAAGAAGTAGAAAGTGTTCCGGTTGCATGTATTTCTGTAGATAGTGAGGACGAATTATTTTTATGTGGCAATTCCTTTATTCCAACCCATAATTCCACAACCGCAGTATCATTCCTTCTACACTACGCAATTTTTAACGAAAACATATCAATTGCTATCCTGGCAAACAAGGCATCAACCGCAAAAGATCTATTAGGAAGACTCCAAGTATCTTTTGAAAACCTTCCTAACTGGATGCAACAAGGTATTAAGTCATGGAATAAAACCTCATTAGAACTTGAAAACGGTTCAAAAATTATAACTGCTTCTACTTCCGCATCCTCTGTTCGGGGTGGTTCTTATAATATTATCTTTTTGGACGAATTTGCGTTCGTGCCAAATAATGTGGCATTGAATTTCATGAATTCGGTTTATCCGACTATTTCTTCTGGTAAAGACTCAAAAGTTATAGTTGTTTCTTGTGTAACTAAAGATACTTATTTATTAACGGATAAAGGATACAGAAGATTAGAAAGATTAATAGATGAGTCTAAAAAGGGAGCATATTATACAAACAATTATATTGTGAGAGGAAAAAATCGATTCTACTCTGGTAATATTGTAGTAAATAATAAAAAATCACCTACAAATATAATAAAAACAAGATATGAAGAGCTAGAGTGTTCTGAAGACCATAAATTATGGGCATTCAAAGAAGGGAAATACCAATATGTTAGAAGTAATGATCTATCTGTTGGAGATTTTATTGCAGTAAAATATAATCAACAAATATTTGGTAACGATGATTATATTGGTTATAATCCAGAAAAAGGTAAATGCACAAACTGTTTTTCCTGTGATTATGTCAATGAGGACATTGCATATTTTGTAGGATTATACGTTGCGGAGGGATATGCAAGAGAGGTTATTAGCAAGCGCACAGGGTCTCTTACGATGGGTCAAATTGTAATAAGTTGTGGTGATGATATCACAGAATCTTTGAACAAATTAGGAGTATCATATCAAGAAACAGACGAGGTTCATTATACAATAAACTCAAAACATCTTGTTGAATTTTTAAAACTACTCGGGTTTAATATCAAAAATAAAGCAACTCAAAAAGTACTACCGGATAAAGTGTTATCGTGGTCTAAGAAAAATATTACTGCCCTATTAAGAGGCATGTTTGATGGTGATGGTGGAGTGACTAAAAATGGTAGAGTAGCATATACCTCTACATCGAGAGAACTAATTAGGCAAGTGCAACTTTTACTAGCAAATTTGGGTATTATTGGAACTGTTCGTAAAAATATATCGGCACCAACTAAACTTGTAAAAGTATATTCTACGCGTTATACTATTGAAATAGAAGGAAGTCACTCAGTCAAATATTTTGAGGAGATTGGTTTTGGTCTTAAAAGAAAACATGATCGCATATGTCATTTAAAAATTCCTAGAAAGATAGGATCAAATTCTGATTTTGTTCCGAATTCTGCGGTTATTATAAGAGAGAATAAAAATAGGGAAATTCATGAATTAGGTCTTTTTATTGGTCGAGGAAAGAAATTTAAAAATTTCTCTAGGGGGTTTTTAATCTCTCATAAAGAGAAAATATACGAGCATTCCAATGAAATTCTAAAAGAATTCTTTGATGATAATGTCCAAGAGGACATGTATTGGTTAGAAATTAAAAGTATAGAAAAATCAGAAAATGAGGTTTTTGATGTTTCACTGCCAGATATTAAAGAAGATAAGTGGGCTCACTCGGTTCTTTATAATAACTTTTTAGGACATCAAACTCCTAATGGACTTAATCATTTCTATAAAATGTGGGATGAGGCCATAAAGAAAGAGAATGATTATATTCCATTAGAAATTAATTGGAACGATGTTCCTGGAAGAGACGATGAATGGAAGAGAAAAACTATTGCAAACTTGGGCTCCCAGAAGGCCTTCGACCAGGAGTTTAATTGCTCCTTCCTCGGATCATCAGACACCCTAATCTCTGGAGCAAAACTCCAAACACTAGTACATAATAAACCAATAAAATCCAAAAAGTTCCTTGACACTTTTGAAGAGCCGATAGAAGAACATCAATACATGATAACGGTTGACGTTGCAAGAGGCGTCGATCTTGACTATTCGGCATTTACTGTTATTGACATAACCAAAATGCCTTATAAAATGGTAGCAAAATACAGGGACAACACAATCAAACCGATTATGTTCCCATACATCGTTAAGGACGTTGGGCTCCATTATAATAAGGCGTTTGTTTTATGTGAAACAAATGACGTTGGAGATCAGGTTGCCAATGCCCTCCATTATGACCTTCAATACCCCAACCTACTTACCTGTTTTATTAAAGGAAGACAGGGGCAAATTTTAGGTCAGGGGTTTGGTGGAAACCGGGTCGAGTATGGCGTTAAAATGTCTAAAAACGTCAAAAAATTAGGCTCAATTAACCTAAAGATGTTAATCGAAGAAGATAAACTATTAATCAATGATTACGATACGATTAATGAATTATCGACATTTATTCAAAAATCCAATTCGTTTATGGCCGAGGAAGGTAAAAATGATGACTTGGTTGCCTGTTTAATTCTATTTGCCTGGGCCTCGACAAACGAATATTTCAAAGAAATCACCGATGATGATATTAGAAAAAGACTATTTCAAGAGAAACAGGCCAATGAAGAAAACGATATGCTCCCAATTGGGTTTTTAGAAGACGGTCTGCAACAAGAAACTTTTGTAGAAGACGATAAAATTTGGAGTGTTGTTTCTAATGAGGAACTAGCCGCCCTTTGGAATTTCTATTAAACATTATTTTTTTCTAAATAATTAATAGCAAATATATTAAAGGGAGTACACATGGCTACACCTCAATTATCTCCTGGGGTTCTAATTAGGGAAGTTGATCTTACAGTTGGGAGAGTCGATAATGTCCTAGATAATATTGGCGCGATTGCTGGTCCTTTCCCAATTGGACCTGTCGAAGAAGCCGTAGATATTACAACCGAGCAAGATCTAATCAACGTTTTCGGCAAGCCTCAGTCCACAGATTCCCAGTATGAGTATTGGATGAGTGCTTCCTCATTCCTCACTTATGGCGGCGTTCTAAAAGTCGTAAGAACCAGTGGTTCAAATCTTCTAAACGCTACTGCAGTACGAAATGCTGCTGGTGTTTCAACTGCTGGTATCGGCGTTACCATCAAAAACTTTGACGATTATGAGCTAAACCACGATAGCGACACCAAGGACTACATATTCGCGGCAAAAAATCCAGGGACCTGGGCAAATAATCTAAAGGTTGCTATTATTGACGACAAGGCCGACCAAGTTCTAGGGGTTACAACTTCTGTTGTGGCATCTGCTGTGGTTGGTCAGGGTGTCACTGCATCAATCGTAAACCAGACTATCCCCGGAATTGGTGTTACTTCCGTTTTCAATGGCTATCTAAAAGGTATCATCACTGGTCTTGGCACATCAACCCTTGATGTAAAGATTGTTTCTCTTGTTGCTGCCGGAACCACTGCAGATATCCCTGTAAATTATCAGCAACGTAATCAGGGTGGTTCTTTCCTTGTTGGAAACACTGTAACGGTAACTAATTCTTCTGGTGCGGCTGTTACTTCTCATACTCTTACCGAAGTAAGTGATTGGTACGATAATCAGTTTATCGAACTAACCAATTCACGAATTCTCTGGAGTTCAATTGCCCCAAAACCAGTTTCTACTCAATATGCCCTTGATCGTAATGCAAAAAATGATGCGATCCACGTTGCTATTGTTGATGACACAGGTAGCCTAACAGGGATTGCTGGTAATCTTCTTGAGAAGCACCTGTTCCTTTCAAAGGCAGAAGACTCCATTTCTGCGGTTAATCCGGCTCAGAGAAACTGGTGGAAAACCTATATCGCCCAATTCTCCAATTATGTTTATGTTGGCGATAATCCTTCAGATAATTCAAATCCTAACGAAAAGGTTTCTCAGACCGGTTTCTCTTCTGGTTTTGTGGGTCTTTCAACCGCACAGGGCCAATGGAACCTCCCGGCCCAAGGCAAGACTTTCTCTGCACTTGGCAACGTAACCTATAACCTCTCTGGTGGTAAAAATTATACTGTTACTAATGGTTATACCACTACTCTTGGCGATCTGGTTACTGCATACAGGCTGTTCTCAAACCGCGACGAAATTGACGTTGATTATATAATTATGGGACCTGGCCTTGGTAATAAATTTGAATCTCAGGCAAAGGCCCAGGAACTCATTTCAATTGCTAGTCAGAGAAAAGATTGTATTGCTGTCGTTTCTCCCCATAGAGGCGATGTGGTAGATATTACCAATTCTGACACCCAGACCGATAATATCATCCAGTTCTTCGCCCCGCTAAGTTCTTCTTCTTATGCTTTCTTTGATGACAATTATAAGTACACTTATGATCGATTCAACAACAAGTTCCGTTATATTGCATGTAATGCGGATACTGCAGGCCTAATGGTAAGAACAAACCTAGTTGCCTTCCCTTGGTTCTCCCCGGCTGGTCAGCAAAGAGGTGTTCTTAATAATGCCATCAAACTTGCCTATAACGCAAGCAAGGCCCAGAGAGATCAACTTTATCCACAGCGCATTAACTCTTATATCAATCAGCCTGGTGTTGGCGTTCTTCTTTTTGGTGATAAGACTGCTCTTGGTTATGCATCTGCCTTTGATCGTATTAATGTTCGTAGACTATTCCTGACTATTGAACAGGCTATCGAAAGCAGTGCAACTGCTCAACTCTTTGAACTTAACGATGATATTACTCGCTCCAACTTCATCAACATTGTAGAGCCCTATCTACGTGATGTCCAGGCCAAGCGAGGAATTATCGACTTCAGGATTATTTGTGATGAAACAAACAACACCCCGGATGTTGTTGATAATAATGAATTCAGGGCCGACATCTTTATTAAGCCCGCCAAGTCTATTAATTATGTCACTCTTACCTTTGTTGCCACTAGAACTAGTGCAAGTTTTGAAGAAGTAACCGGTAGAGTTTAATTATCTAAAAACAAACTAAGGAGGACTTAAAAATGACACTTCGCACTATTTCACAATTTAAAAACCAGTTAAGAGGTGGCGGCGCTCGCCCAAACCTATTTGAAGTAAGCATGGATACATTGCCTGAAGGTATTTCCTGGAGTACTGATGTTGCAAGAAAATTTAAATTCTTATGTGAGGCGACTTCACTACCTGCTTCTACTGTAAACCCTATTGATATTCCTTTTAGAGGAAGAATTCTTAAGGTGGCCGGTGATCGTACTATTGATATTTGGTCTGTTACCATTATTAATGATGAGGATTTTGACATCCGTACAGCATTTGAGCAATGGGCAAATAAAATTAGTAAATTGGATAATGCATCTGGTGCAACTGATCCCAATTCATATATGGTTAATGCATACGTCAAACAACTTGGTAGGGGTGCCGAACAGTATTCTAGAAACAATAATACAACCGAAAATGCTGCTATTTTAAGAACCTATAAACTTTATGATATCTGGCCATCCTCTGTGGGTGCAATTGATCTTTCTTATAGTGATAGCAACACTATTGAACGATTCACTGTAGATTTCCAGATGCAGTGGTTTGAGGTTGGTGTTGGTGACGGTAATAACAACGATGGCGGTCCTGAAATCAAGTAATAAATAGAGTAACCTTAACTCTTAATTATGGCAAAACTTTTTGGATTTTCTATTAGTGATACAATAAAACTAAGCCAGTCGGCAGTCTCCCCCATTCCTCAAAATAACGAGGATGGGGTTGACTATTATTTAACGTCTGGTTTTTTTGGATCTTATGTTGATATCGAAGGTGTTTATAGAACCGAATATGATCTAATTCGTAGATATCGTGAAATGTCTCTTCACCCAGAAGTTGATTCTGCCATTGAAGATATTGTAAACGAGGCAATTGTATCAGATTCTAATGATAGTCCGGTTCAAATAGAACTATCAAACCTAAACGCAAGTGACGGCATAAAGCAAAAAATAAGAGACGAGTTTAAATATATTCTACAACTCTTAGATTTTGATAAAAAGTGCCACGAAATTTATCGAAACTGGTATGTTGACGGCAGACTTTATTATCATAAAGTAATCGATTTTAAAAAACCAGAACTCGGAATTCAAGAACTTAGATATATCGATAGCCTCAAAATGAGGTATGTAAGACAGGCAAAGAAATCTGAAAAAGACGTAAATAGATTAAATCGCATGGGGGAAGAACTCGATCCAATGCGTCAGTCTTTCCCTGAGATTGAAGAATACTTTGTTTATAATTCAAAACCCAATTATCCATTATCCAATACTTCTATTAGTGCAACCTCTTCTGAGAATGCCAAAAGTGATGGGGCAATCAAATTTGCCAAAGACAGTATTGTTTATTGCACTTCTGGTCTGGTTGATCGAAATAAAAATACGACACTTTCTTATCTCAATAAGGCGATCAAATCACTTAATCAACTAAGAATGATTGAGGACAGTATTGTGATTTATCGAATGGTAAGAGGAACCGAAAGAAGGATTTTCTATATTGACGTGGGTAACATGCCCAAAGTGAAGGCCGAACAATACCTCAAAGAAACTATGATGAGGTATAGAAATAAACTAAACTATAACATTGAAACTGGTGAGGTCCAGAATGATCGGAGATTCCAGAGTCTCATGGATGATTATTGGCTCCCTAGAAGAGAGGGCGGAAGAGGAACCGAAGTAACAACTCTTCCAGGTTCTAATAACCTAGGAGAACTAACTGACCTCAATTATTTCCAAAGAAAACTTTATAAGTCTTTAAATGTTCCTTCTTCAAGAATTGACGGCGAAAGTGGATTTAATCTCGGTAGATCTTCTGAGATCCTAAGGGACGAGGTTAAGTTTTCAAAGTTTGTTGGAAGACTGAGAAAAAGATTCTCTAAACTTTTTGTCGATCTTCTTCGGACCCAGCTGATTCTCAAGAACATTATAACCCCAGAAGACTGGGAAGCAATGTCTGAACATATTCAGTTTGATTATCTTTATGATAATCATTTTGCCGAACTTAAAGAATCAGAACTCCTGACAGAAAGACTGAATATGGTGTCAATGGCCGAGCCTTATGTTGGTCGATATTTCTCCCAAGATTACCTAAGAAGAAAAGTTCTAAGACAGACCGACGAGGAAATTGTTGAGCAGGATATTCTTATTAAAAAAGAAATCGAAGAAGGAATTATTCCCGATCCAACGATCCCTGTAGATCCCGAGACCGGTCAACCCCTCGCAGAACCCCCAGGAGAGGCTATTCAGGGTGATATGGGCAAGGTCCCAACAGAGCCTGGTGTTGATACAAAGGCCATGGAAATGCCCAAAGGTGGTGAGATCTAAATACTACAAGTTCATAATTAATCAACATGGAAGAACTAATTAATGCAATCATTGCTGATGAATCTCCTTCACAAATTAGTGACGGGATCAAGAATATTCTATCAGTCAAGGCAGTAGAAAAAATTGATAATTATCGCCCAGAAGTGGCGATGAGTATGTTTAACGGATCCGATGAGTGATCTTTCTGATTTTTTTAAATTAGTATCAGAAGAAAAAAAGAAATCCAAAAAAGAGCTAGATGATCTTATCTCTGGCTCTTTTGAGGAATCTTTTATTGCACCATTAACCGAAAAAGTAGCCCCGAAACAAAAAAAGATTACGCCCAAACCAAAGAAAAAAGAATCTTTTGGTGAACCTACTCTTATTCAAAAATCTCTAGGTCTTCTTGCAGAACCGATAAAAACGAACAATTCGGACCCATTAACCCCACTTAATCAAAAATTTGCTACTTTAGAGGATCTTCAAAAGCATTATAAGATCTTTATTGATCGGGTTCAACAACAACTTTCTACTTTAGGTGGAGGTGGTGAAGTCAATCTGACTTATATGGACGTTCCTATTACGTCCGTAACATCCGCTTCGTATTCAATAAAACCACAAGATTATTATATTGGCGTCAATTATGAGGGAGCCGTCACAATAACTCTACCAAAAACCGAAAGAGAAGGAAAAATATTTATTGTAAAAGACGAATTAGGAGAAGCATCTAAAGGATCTAATCGTTATATTACAATTTTACCATCTGGTTCAGATTTAATTGACGGAAGAGATCGCGCAATTCTTGCATTTGATTATGGTAGTTTAACATTTATATGGAAAGGTAATTCCTGGAGAGTAGTCTAATGTCACATTTATATGAACCGTTTAAACCGCAAGATGATGCCTTCGGAAGACTAAGGACTTCGGATCCGTTTACCCTGGGGGATTATAAGCATTTATATTCAATTGATCCGGATTTCATTGATGTAAACGTGGGCACTGGATCAACCGTCATTTTTGACCAAAACCAGGCCGGGGCTATTCTAAATTCTGGCATCAGTACAAATGGCCTTTGTATTCACCAGTCAAAAAGATATCACCATTACATGCCAGGTAAATCGCAACTAATTTTTAGTTCATTTAACTTTGGTGAGCCACAGCAAAATGTATACAAAAGAACCGGATATTTTGATGATAGAAACGGCATCTTTTTTGAACAAGAAGCAAATGGAACCCTGAATTTTGTAATCAGATCTTTTACATCAGGTATTGCATCAGATAGAAAAGTAGCCCAAACGGTTTGGAACAAAGACAAACTGGATGGTTCAGGTCCTTCTGGATTTAATTTAGACACCACTAAAACCCAATTATTCTTTACCGATTTTGAATGGTTGGGGGTAGGGAGAGTTCGTTGTGGATTTGCTATTGATGGAAAAAACGTAGTTGCCCATGAATTTTATAACTCAAATAACCTTGAGACAGTTTATATGTCTAACCCTAATCTCCCTGTCAGATGTGAGGTTAGAAACACTGGAACTCAGGTTGGTGCTGGTGGGTCATTTTTACAAATTTGTGCAACAGTAATGAGCGAGGGTGGTTATACCGAGGCAGGTAGAGAATTTTCTCATGTGTCGCCACTTAGAACTGTCGGGGGTGGTTCTACTGTTCCGGTTATTGCAATTCGCCTTAAGAATTCTTTTAAGGGATATCCAAATAGGGCAACAGTAAAATTAGAAGATATTTCTATCATTAGCGTTGGAGAAAATATTAGATATGAGGTAGTAAAAATTAAAAACTTTGTTGGTTTTTCTACACTTGGAACCTGGGTTTCTGAAAGCGATGAATCTGTTGTTGAATATAACCAGACAGCAACCGGGATTACTACTGCGGCGTTTGAGGATTTTATGGGAGGTTTTGCTTCAGGTGATAGTCAAAATATAAACAAACCAGCATCTAGTGGCTCACAATCTCAATTTGGCCCAACATCAAAGAAGAACTTTTTGTCTCAGAATTTTGATTCGACTGATTCAGAAATTTTCTCGGTCAGGGTTTCAAATATTGGATCCAATTCTACTAGTGTGGGAGTTGCCATAAGATGGCGAGAGATTTACTGATAAATAGCTCTAATAGAAAAGCAAGTAATAGTGGCACTTAAAAAACCTACTGAATATTTTAAAAAACAAAATAAGGTAGTATCTGTTGATGAAAGCATAGAGCAGGTAGCAAAACTACCTGAAATCAACACGTTTTCTGATGCCTTTGAATCGTTTAAAAACAATCTAAGCAAGATTGAGACTCTTTCTTCTTTTTCGGATACTCTTGATAATTATAGGATTAATGTAGAAAGAATTAACCATATTTCAGAAAAAGTAGATTCTATTAATGAAGAGATTCAATCTCACCTAAAAAAGGAAGATCTGGATCATGCCATGATGGCACAACTTCTTGTTGTAGAAGATAGTCTAAAAGAAGTTCAGGCCAAGGTAAAAGGGATCAATGAAAAGAATCTTACCGAAATAAGAATAGACGTTTCTACTCTTACTGATTCTGTAAACGACTTTTTGGAAAATGATGTCCCAAAATACAAAAAATTAATTGTAGATAGTGAGTTTAGAACCGATAAAAGATTCACCAAATTTGAAGAAAATATCAATGAAACCCTTGAAGGTATTGGGGAACTTGTTGATAAGAAGTACCTAGAACTCACTGAAACCTTAGAAGGAATCAATGAAAAAAGTCTCTCTAGTATTCTTGAAGACTTTAAGTTAGTCGAAGAAAGTCTTAAAAAAATTCAAGAAGAAGAAATTCCAAAGTATAAGGGTTTTATTGTAGAAACCGAAAGAAAAACCGAAAGTAAACTCGATGAGTATGATGAAAAACTCTCTACAACATTAACGTCTTTTAATTCTACTATTACGGAGAATTTAAATAATACTCTTGATAAATTATCTTTAATTGAAGACAATAAAAATCAATTAATTTCGGAGGTTACCCAAAAATTTAAAGAGCTTAAAGAATTAAGTCATTTAATTTCAAAAGAAGTTGAAACTAATGCTTCTTATAAGGAGCAAATCAAAGAAAGAGTTGCTGGTCTAGAAGTCAATATTCTTCGTAATGAAAAGCACATAAAGGATCAAAATAAAAATCTTCAAGAAATTGAAGAGGAAGTAAAGGATACTCTTTCAAAAATAAATGTTGAAGAAATTGAAAGGCAAAATCATAAACTTGCCAAAAAAATTAAGTATCTAGAAGAAGTATTTGAAAAGTTTAGTGAAAAAGAAATTCTATCTGAGAACAATTTTACCGAACCTCCTTCTGTAAAAAATACTGATCCAGTAACTCCTTTAGATCAGAATTTTGTAACCTTAGATCAACTTCAGCAGCATTATAGATTATTCATTAATAGGGTCCAACAACAGCTCGCAACCCTTGGTGGCGGCGGTGAAACCAGATTAAAGTATCTTGATGATATTGTTGGCATCGCAACTAATCCGGCTGCTTATGATGGCAAGTTTCTTAGATATAATCATCCAGAAAAAAACTTTGAATTTGTAACAGTAGAGGCTGGTGGTCCTACTGATAACATCACGACAAATTCTATTAGTATTGTTGATAATGAATCAGATACTCAATATTTCGATGAAGTAGTAACCCTACAAAAAGCAACTACTGCCGTAACAAATACCACTAACCCAACATCAATTCATAAGGCAATATCAATTTCAAATTATGCCACAGTCGAGTATTTAATTCAGGCAACAAAGGGTCTTTCTGTCAATACGGTGAAATTATTGTCGGTTAACGATACCATAAATATAAATACTATTGAGGCTTATTCGGCATCAATTGGTTCAACTTTTGTTAATTATAGTATAAATATTGATGATGGTTTTGTGAATCTTATTGCAACCCCAAATGATATATCCACAATCGTATATAATATATCATACACTGCAATCACTAGACAAAACGCCGAATTTATAATCAAAACAGAAGACGATCAAATAATCCTTACTGAAGATGGGGACATGATACAAACAGAGGTAGCATGATAGGAACAATCAAAGTCAGTCAAATACCACCAGCCGGGCCAATATCCGGAGCAGATAATCTGATCGTAAATCAATCAGGTAGTACTCGTCTGACTACTGTTGGTGAAGTAGTAGGTATTGTTACTTATGTTGGAGCGTCTGGAATTTCTAGTTATGCCTCTGTTTCTGGTATAGCCACAGTAGCCGAAGGTCTTACTGGAAACCCTTCAATTTCCGTTTCGGCTTTAAGTGTTTCTGGTGTTTCAACATTAGGAAATGTTCAGGTTTCTTCTGGAATTGTTACTGCCACTTCAGGTATTGTTACTTATTATGGTGACGGTAGTAAATTACAAAACATTATTTCTGGAGTAGGTATCCAGTCCACTGGAACTGTAATTGGGACTGGAATTACTACTCTTAATTTTACTGGTCTAGGAAATACTTTTTCGGTTAACGGAAGCACTGTTGATATTAATATTTCTGGTAATACAAATATTTCTTATGCTTCTACTACAAGAACTTTAAGCAGCAGCACTGGTATTGGAACTGTTCTGCCATTAGTCTCCACGTCTTCGGCGGGTTTGGCGCCGGCAACAGGCACCCCGAGCGGGAAGTACCTCAAGGACGACGGCACCTGGGCCACGGTCGAGGCTAGCGCATCCCCTGCAGGTAGTGGCACCGAGATTCAGTACCGCAACAGCAGCGTGCTGGGCGCGATCCCCAACAGCAGCGTGGATGGCGCCACGGGCGCCGTGACGCTGGCGAGGCTGATCCTGGCGGCGAATGGTGCGGCTAACACGCCGCCGATGGCACTGACTGGGACGTGGTTCACGGGCGGCACCAGCACAACCACCAAGCCAGCGTTACTGATTGAACCAACTGGCACCACGTCAACAAGCTGGAGCACTGCTGGCACGGGGTTTGGCG